ATCACTAACCAAGACCGACCACCAATAACAAACAGATTGGATATGTATTATGGCAAAACCTGACCCTTTTAAAAACAGAATAAAAGAACTCAACAAGTGGCAAGCAACTAATGAGTTGACTGAAGTCACCTTTGATATGGGTCACGAGGCAGCTCTCACCTGGGATTTGCCAGCCTCCTACGTATGTGTCGTCAGAGCTACTAAGTCTGACGGCAAGGTCGAGGAAAGATCATACCGCCAAGCTATTGCAGCTAAACGGTACATGAAGAACTTACTCGTCAATGACTGCGACTATGTAGTTATGACAAGTAATGCCATACTGGACACCTTATCTGATGTACTATGACACTCAACCCACATGACCTATCAGAGTTATTAGATCGACTAGGCTACTACATTGATGATGCAACAGGGGAAGTCTTTTTAGAACTTGACCCATGTGGCCCACCATCTATAGATAAGTTCTTAGTTACTCTAGCCTCTCAAGGCCAGCTAATTACTAAACGTAATGCAGCATATGAGTTAGGGTTTTACTTACCCAACTGGCAATGCTTCAGCAGCATGGAGGAGTACTGTAAAGTATTTCCCTATGAACAACAATGTAAAATTTATGATGACTAATTTGACACAACGCCAAATTGACCGTCTTGACGACTACGAATACTCACTCTTTCTAGCATATGGTGACGCATACAAACCTACACCGACAGTTTCTCCTAGAGCAGGAGGCAATCAGCTGTGGGAAGCAAAGACTTCACGATTCTTTAGAGAAACTAGAAGGGAAATCCTACGCTTCCGCAAGCGTGTACGGGGTGTCATCAATCAGAGAAGCACTACCGTACTTAATCAAGACCGTTGAGGATACCTTTTACCGACTGAGTAAAGGGCAAGCAGGTAAGTTCTATAAAGAGATCTCCCTGTATTTGGAGGAGCTGGAGCCACTAGCCATTGCTACCATACTGTTGAAGATTACATTTGACAGAGTGTTCAGCACTAAGAGGCAAGCCAACCTACTCGTCCCAACTATGTCTGCCATTGGATCTGCATTTGAAACAGAATGTAAGTTTAGATGGTATAAGCATAATTACCCAGGACTTATGCACTATATTAGTGACAAGTATTTTCATGATGCCTGTGGCACTATGCAGAAACAAGTCATTGCCAGCAAGAAATTTGGTGAGCATGACATACGATGGCCAGCATGGGGTACAAAGACCAAGGTATCTCTTGGTAGATGGGGCTTGACTGCTGTTATGGATTCCACAGGTTGGTTCACCATCAACAAACGCAAAACCCACCGCAAACGCTACGAGTACAAGGTTGTACCTACACCTGAGTTTGAGACCAAACGTGACGAGCTGATAAAAACAGCTGAACTATTCTCTGGAATACCTTGGCCAATGCTAGTTGTACCAGACGAATGGGGGTATGATGAAGAGGGACAGATTATATACGGTGGTTACTTAACTAATCGTATGATGAGAGGTCATGATTTGACTAGAAAATCTAACCCCTACATTAAACACGGGAACACACCAATTAACTTCTTAAACAAGTTACAGAGGGTGAAGTACTGCGTTAATCATCATGTACTGGAAGTAGCAGAAGAGATGAGGAGTAGAGGTAGAATTATAGGTAAGTTTATACCTATATCTCCTGCTTTTAAGCCACCACGTCCTGCTGATGCTGATGAGAATAGTGAGTCGAGTTTGTCATGGAGAAGATCTATGGCTGAGGCTCATAATGCTGACCGTATCAATTTTAAGAGATCAGTCAGAACCAGAACACAGTTAGAGGCAGCTGAGAAATTTAAAGATGAGTCGTTCTACCTATGTTGGTCATTCGACTACAGGGGAAGAGCATACCCCATCCCAGCCTTCCTCACACCTCAAGATACAGACTTTGGTAAAGCTATCTTAAACTTTGCTGATGAGTCTAGTGTGACAGATGAAGCAGAACTATGGTTGTCTTTCCAGGTGGCCACTACGTTTGGGCTAGATAAAAGCACACTAGAGGACAGACATCAATGGGTGTCTGAAAATACTGAACTTATCACTAAAGTTGCCACTGACCCAATTAGATACTTGTCTGAATGGGAGGAGGTAGACGAGCCTTGGCAATTTATGTCAAGCTGTCATGAATACTACCACTGCTGTATTGCTAAAGACAAGTTAACTACTGGTCTTATGGTAGCCGTTGATGCGACCTGCTCTGGACTTCAGATCCTTGCAGCGTTAGCAAAAGATAAAAGTACAGCTGAACTTGTAAATGTAGTCCCTAGTCAAAAACCTAGTGATGCTTACAGGGCAGTAGCTGAGAAGGCTAAAGAGTTTCTCCCCGATTACATGCACCCTTGGATGAATCGTTCCGTGTGCAAACGCACCGTGATGACAATTCCATACAATGCTACTAAGGATAGTAGTCGCAAGTACATACGTGAGGCATTACGTGAACAGGGTCTTGATCCTACAAAGGATGAGTTAACACAGGTTGTCAATGCTATTTATAGCAGCATGGACAGTATAGTTCCTGGCCCAATGAATGTGATGCGATGGATAAAGAAGCATGTCGGACTTTACATCAGAAATGGTGCTAAAGAAGTTGAGTGGGTTACACCGTCTGGTTTTACAGTCAATCAAAAAAGAGATGACATTGAAACGCAGATCATGGAACTACAGTTGTTAGGTAGAACTCAGGTAAGAATACCTACTGGTAAAACTACACCTAGTCCTATTAAACACAAGTCCAGTACAGCCCCTAATTATATACATTCATTCGATGCTTCGATCCTTCACAGATCTTTTAATCATTTCGATGAACCATTCACAGTTATCCATGACTCAGTTCTTTGCAGAGCAGGAGACATGGGAACACTCAATCGCCTTGTGCGAGAAACCTACTCCAATATCTTTTCCGAGAAGTGTTGGCTGTCAGAATTTGCCGAAACCATCAACGCCTCGGAACCGCCACCAATCGTTGGGACACTAGACCCAAAGGTTGTATCCAATTCCACCTATTTTTTCTGTTAAACATGAACACACATGTAACACCAACACCCGTTACTCTTGAAGGGTATCAAGCGATACTCAAACCAAGTGAATGGGGATACAAACTTGCAGCTCTCGTTAATGAGGAGTTAATTAAAACTCTTGAAGATGAACGTGAGTCAGCTCTAGAGTGGGCCAGAAGTAAGGCAAAGAATCCTAGAAGGGTCACAGTCAAGCCTGAGCCTTGGGAAGAGCTAGAGAACCAACAAGGTACTTATCAAATCAGATTTTCATGGAAAGATGGAGATAAGTTTATACCTGTTATAGTTGATACTGAAGGTACAAAGATAGAAGACATTGATACTCCTATCTATAGTGGTAGTAAAGTTAAGTTAGCTTTCTTCCAAAAGCCTTACATACTACCAGCTGGAGATATTGGTACATCATTAAAACTAAAGGCAGTCCAAGTTATTAGTCTTAACAGCGGAGCTGGCGTAGTGGACAGTGGTGACTTGTCAGCTGAAGAAGCTGTAGAACTATTTGGTTCAAGTAAAGGTTTTAAGGTCGAAGATCCTAATGTTGAAGCAGCTGGTACACCTGCCTCAGTAGAGGCTGACGACTTCTAATGCGTAGTCATTTGGAAGAACAAGTTGCTGATTTGCTAGAGCAATTAGGTGTAGACTATGAGTATGAATCTGAAAAGCTATCATACGTTATAGAAGCTAAATACATTCCTGATTTTAAAGTTGGGAATGTGTACCTAGAAGCTAAAGGGTATTTCCCATCAGATCAGAGACGCAAAATGAAAGCTGTTAAGAAGGCTAACCCAGAGTTAGACATTCGTTTCATCTTTCAAAACCCTCTTACTAAACTATCCAAAAGTTCCAAAACATCCTATGCGATGTGGGCTGAACGTAATGGATTCCCTTGGTGTGTATATTATGCAATCCCAGTTGACTGGCTCAGATGAATCAACCTTCTTATATCACACAAGCTGTGATAATTGCGGTTCGTCAGACGGTAATTCCGTATACGATGATGGACATACTTATTGTTTTGTATGTAACCACTTTACTAGCGGGGAGTTATCCGATGATGGTGAACAACCACAAACAAAAGCTATGCTGAAAGGTAATCCTGTAAAGCTACGCAAAAGAGGTCTATCAGAAGAGACCTGCCGTAAATATCGCATCCACATGGACGGTGATACTTTACGTATGCACTATTTTAACAAAGCTGGACAAGTATGTGCAGCCAAAGTTAAAACAAAAGATAAAGACTTTTGGATGGAAGGTAATAATACTGACCATCAACTTTTTGGGCAAAATTTAATTCCAACTGAAGGCAGTAGGCTTACCATATATGAAGGTGAGCTAGATGCAGCCTCTGGATATGAAGCACAACCCAAGTGGCCACATGTATCCATACCAAATGGAGCTAAGGCTGCAAAGAAGTCATTACAGAGGGTGTTAGATCTTCTTCAAGGTTATGAAGAGGTTGTATTATTCTTTGACAATGATGAGGCAGGTAGACAGGCAGCACAAGAATGTGCAGAGCTACTACCGCCTGGAAAAGCTAAAATTGCTAGGCTTGAGAAGTACAAAGACGCTTCCGAAGCACTACAAGCAGGAGATAATGAGGCCGTAAGACGTGCAATCTGGGATGCAAAAACATACAGACCAGACGGTATCGTTGATGCGAAATCATTACTTGAATTAATTACCACACCCACCCCACCCGCTGACCATGATTACCCATTTCAAGGATTACAAGACAAGCTGCACGGCATACGGTATGGAGAACTTATCACAATTACTTCAGGATCTGGTACAGGAAAATCCAGCTTCTGTAGGGTTCTTGCAAGTCATCTTCTCAACAGACAAGAACGAATCGGTTACTTGGCACTTGAAGAATCTAACCGTAGGACGGCTCTCGGATTAATGTCCTCACAGCTCGGTAAACCTTATCATCTTGAAGAATATGAACGAGCAGAACTCGAACACGCCTACAACAGTACTATTGCTAATTGGAATCTTTTCTTGTTCGATGGCTTTGGCAGCTATGACCCTGACACAATTTACAGTAGGATCGAATACCTTGCCTGTGGATTGGAATGTCGTGTTATTTTCCTTGACCACCTCAGTATATTGCTGAGTGGATTAGAAGGAGATGAGAGACGTATGATTGACCAAACGATGACCAAGCTACGCTCACTTGTTGAACGTACTGGTATCACATTGTTTCTTGTATCACATCTCAGACGTACTCAGTCAGACCAGAATCATGAGGAGGGAGCACGTGTAACACTAGGACAACTGAGAGGATCTGCTGCTATTGCACAGTTATCTGATACAGTCATTGCCCTCGAACGTGACCAACAAGACCCCAACAAACAGAACACCACTACTGTCCGTGTCTTAAAAAATAGAAACAGCGGAGAGGTAGGTGTTGCTAACCAACTGATCTATGACCTACGAACATGCACCTTCACCGAACATGAAGTTACGTCCGACTTCGACCCGACTACAGACTTCGGGTAGTATTAATCTAGCGTTTGACATAGAAACAAACGGATTAGATTGTACTGAAATACATTGTATAGTTACACAAGACCTAGATACTAATCTAGTAACTGAGTACAATGACCAAGCTTCTCCTAACTATAGTATTGTTAATGCAGTAAATGACTTGGAGCAAGCAACTAACATTATATCTCACAACGGTATAATGTTTGACATACCGCAAATTAAAAAACACTTCCCTTTTTATAAGGGTCATGCTAAACATTGGGACACTCTTATACTGAGTCGTTTCTTTCATCCTGACATGCTAGAGCTAGACCTCAGACGCAAATGGCCTATGATGCCAGCTCGTTTATATGGTTCACATAGTCTCGAAGCATATGGTTACAGACTACGTTGTTTTAAAGACACGTTTGCTAAAACCACTGACTGGAAAGAATGGTCACAAGACATGCAAGACTATTGTAAAAAAGACGTTGCTATCTTAGCTAAATTATGGACACATTTCCAAAAATCCCTGAAAGCGTTGTCTTAGAGCATCAGATAGCAGAACTAATGGCTACACAAAAAGCCACTGGTTGGCCGTTTGATGTGCAAAAGGCACAAGACTTAGAAAACAAACTACTAACGAGGTTAGAGAAGCTTAGACGACAGGCTGAGGACATATGTACCTATGTGCCAGGAAATCTATTCACGCCTCGTAGAGACAACAAGAAACAAGGCTACATAGCTGGAGCAGAAATGCAAAGGTTAAAGGATTTTAATCCTAGTAGTCGAGAGCATATAGCTTGGTGGTTTAAAACCTTCCAAGGTTGGACACCTACTAAACTCACACCCACTGGTAAAGCAGTGATTGATGAGACAGTGCTCAAAGAAATTAACACAGAGGAAGCATTAGTATTTTTAGAAATTCTGGTCATACAGAAGAAACTAGGAATGTTATCCCAAGGAACTAATGCGTGGTTGAAGCTAGTCAAGGATGGCAGACTTCACCACTCTTGCTTTATCGGTGCAGTGACACATCGAATGGCACATTCACACCCGAATCTTAGTCAAGTAAGTTCGGACAAGGATTGCCGTGAATTATTTATCACACAACCAGACTGGAAACTTATTGATTCCGATTTAGCTGGTATAGAATTAAGATTATTTGCACACTACTTAGCTAGATATGATGGCGGTAGGTATGGCAAGATCTTACTTGAACAAGATATTCATCAAGTCAATGCGGATAAAATTGGCATCTCTCGCAGACAAGTTAAGACTATCACGTATTGCTTTCTTTACGGTGGTGGCAACCAAAAGCTTGGACTCTCTTATGACAACATGTTATCCCCCGAAGCTGCAAAGAAGAAAGGGGCAGAGATTAGGCGAGCTTACTTGGATGCTGTTGACGGTCTCGAAGATTTGGTTGAAGCTACTAAGAAAGTTGCTACAAGAGGTAGTATACGTGCTATCGACAAACGTCAAATCCTTGTTGACAAAGAACACAAGGCATTAAACTGCCTTTTGCAAGGATCGGCAGCAGTCATCGCAAAGCGTTGGCTACTACTAACTGATGCTAAACTAGGCAACACTACCCACGAACGTTATGCTTTTGTGCATGACGAACAAGTGTTAGGTGCTCCTGCTACAAACGCAGAGTACATAGCTGAGGTTTGCAAACTATCTGCATTAGAAGCTGGTGAGTATTACAACTTACGATTACCCATTGAAGCTGACGCACAAATTGGCGACAACTGGGCACAGGTACACTAATGTTATTAATTGACTCTGATTTCCTAGCTTACAAAGCTGCTCAAGCATGTGAGATTGGTATAGACTTTGGAGAGGATGTCATCATCGCTCAGTCACAGTTCAGTGAAGTACTACGAGTATTTCATAACGAGCTAAATAAAGTGACAAAAGCTATGATGGAAGACGACTTCATACTATATTTTTCAAGCACTGAAAATTTTAGAAAGAAAATTTACCCTGATTACAAGGGACATCGAATGAAACGTAAGCCCCTTGGCTACAAGCGTTTAGTAAATTACTGTAGAGAAAACCACAACTTTAAATTAATTGAAGGGCTAGAAGCTGATGACACCATTGGCATAGAAGCAACCCGCTTTGCAGACCCGAACAATATTATTGTTAGTCCAGACAAAGACATGAGGCAGATACCTAGTGCTCTATGGAATCTAACAGATGATGTTGTTGAGATAACTAAAGATGATGGAGACAGATGGCATCTAATTCAGAGCCTTTCTGGAGACCCCACAGATGGGTACTCTGGTTGCCCTGGAATAGGAGTCAAGCGAGCTACAGAGTTATTAGACAAGAACGAAAACAAGTGGGAGGCAGTGTGTAAAGCCTATAGAGATAGAGGGTTATCAGACGATGACGCTTTGCTCAACGCACGTCTAGCCAAGATCTTACAAAAAGAAGACTTCGATCATGACCGCAACCAACCTATTTTATGGACTCCTAATTAATTATGTTGAATGATTTGTTTCCACACCCTTTGGTAGCTAGAACTGGTAGAATCCAACAGTGGATTAAAGAACCAGAAGGACGTTTACCAGTCAGCTGCACAGTATTTGTAGTTGAAGATAGTATCGAGGGTGATAATGGAATAGAAGCTAGCTGGCGTTTTGTCAGTCATGCTCTACGATTCGGAGCAGGTGTAGCAGTACACCTCTCTAAGATTAGACCTAATGGTCACACCAATGAGAAAGGATTAGTCGCTAGTGGCCCTGTATCATTTGGTAAAGTATACTCTGCTCTTAATGAAACTATCAGGAGAGGTGGAATATACAAAAATGGAGCTTGCGTTTTGCATCTTGATTTAGATCATGACGACATCCTAGAATTTATCACAACACCAAGAGAAGAATTAGCTTGGGTCAAGCGTTGTGTAGATTTAACTCCAGAGATGTGGGAGAACACACCTCACAAAGAAGCATTGTTACACGGCATCAAGTCAGGTGACATTTGGTTAAACAAAATTAAGTATCAGTATGGAAAACGAATCTACTCCAATGT